CATGGCAAAGCCAGGGCTTTATGCCAACATTCACGCCAAACGTGAGCGCATAGAGGAGCAAAAAGCCTCTGGCGCCAAGAAGGTCGAGCGTATGCGCACCCCTGGCACCAAGGGCGCACCTACTGCAAAAGCCTTTGTGCAATCGGCCAAGACTGCGAAAAAGTAATGCCGACACTGAAGGAAGTCAGCGCAAAGATGCCTGAACTGAAAGCATCCCCGCGGGTCAATCCAAGGACCGGCGCGGTGGCTGACTTCTTGAAGTACCTCAAATCGCCCAAAAGCTCGCAACAGATGCAAGGGTTCATGAGCGTTTTGCCGTTTGTGGACGACCTTGAGCAGGTTTTGGACGATGCCAGTTATGGCCGCGCACCCACTCAGGGCAAGGGCATGACATTTGGTTTGACCCCTGAAGGTAAGTCAATGGTCGAGCTGGCGACCATCTTTGCACCTGGTGGCCGAGCAGCCAGCCAAGCCGCCGAATCTGGCGCAATGGCCCTTGGTCGTGCTGGTGAGCAGTACGCCGAGCGCAAAGTTCCCGAAGTTATGGCCCGTGGTGGCCGCCCAGCCCAATTGCTGTCTGACTTGGCCCGTGGTACAAAAAGCAAGATTTTTATTGGCCCAGAGGCCAAGACGTGGGACCAAAAAGCCGCAATCAAAGCCGCCAACATGGAGCGCAAAGGCGCAACACCCGCTGAGATTTGGGCCGAGACTGGAACCGCCAGAGGCCCAGACAAGATGTGGAAGCAAGAGATTAGCGACAAGGCGTCAGAATACGACCCCGGGTCTTTGGAAGACTTGAGGGCGCTGGACAATTTTGACTACATGAAGCATACCCAGCCACTTGGCGGGACTTTGGAGCACAAAGAACTTTATGCAGCTTACCCAGATTTAGCCGATATGCCTGTTAGGTTTTCACCTAAAGACAAGATGCAAGATGCTTATGCCTCTTATTCCCCCAAAGATAATCGAATGACTTTAAGCGATGTTTTGTCCCCTAAGAAGGCGCGGAGCAGCTCTTTGCATGAAATCCAACACGCAATTCAAGAGCGTGAACGATTTGGGGTGGGTGGCAACGCCCGTGATTTTGCCCGTATGAAGGGCGAAGCCGAGACAAAAATTGTTGATTTAAACCAGCAAATGATTGCCGTTGTTCGACAAATGGACAATCCCGCAACGTCAGCGGCGCAAAAGGCAGAACTTAAAAGCCAGTACGATGCACTGATGAGCCAGCGGAATGCTCTTGTCCCAGCGGCGCAAATTGACCCCAAAAATGCTTATGCTCATTTGATGGGAGAGGCAGAGGCTCGATTGACTCAGCGCCGAATGGACTTAGGCCCGCGTCAGCGCCGCCAAAACTTCCCTTTCCAATATACCGGCCAGACCGGATTTGGTTTTGACGTTGAGCCATCCAAAATGATCAAGATGACGCCTGAGGGAACAATCCTTGAGCGTGGATTGTTGGGCAAAGACCCAATGGAAATCCTCTTGCAGTCCCGCCAGAAATAAGCCTTTGTTCACTGTTTACAAATCCATTTTTACGCAAGAGTTTGGAAACGGTTTATCATTGGCCATCAGGAACTTATGGATTGATTCAATCATATGGCCGCACCAATTGGAAATAGTAATGCCGCAAAAGGCAGAATGTTCTACGACAAGCTGAGAAAATGCTTGGTTCAACACCCAGAGCGTCTCGACAGAATCGTGGACCAGCTTGTGACTCAGGCCGAGCTTGGCGAGTCATGGGCAGTCAAAGAGATCATTGACCGTTTAGACGGCAAAGCTGTTCAGGTACTAGAGAACGGCGATGGCAGCCCGCTGTTGGCCGGTATCAACGTCACCTTTGTCCGACCCGCTGATGAGTGAGAACGCCTCACCGGAGCAGCTTCAGCAAGCTGTCGCCAAAGCTGAGTTTCCCATCAAGCTCAGATGCCTGTTCGAACCCAAGCGGTACAAAGTCCTGTACGGTGGCCGCGGTGGTGCTAAGTCGTGGGGTGTTGCTCGTGCGCTGCTGATCTTGGGCGCTAAGTCAACCATTCGCATCCTGTGCGCCCGTGAGTTTCAGGTCTCCATCAAGGATTCGGTCCATAAGCTGCTGACCGACCAGATCGAAGCGCTTGGGATGCAGTCCTTCTATGAGATCACCCAGACCAGCATCCGCGGCATGAACGGCTCGGAGTTTGCATTCATTGGCCTAAAGAACAACATCACCAACGTGAAGTCGTTTGAGGGCGTGGACATCTGCTGGGTCGAGGAAGCCCAGACCGTCTCCAAGACCTCGTGGAACGTCCTGATCCCCACCATCCGCAAGGACAATTCGGAAATCTGGATCACGTTCAACCCTGAGCTGGAGACTGACGACACTTACCAGCGATTCGTGATCAGCCCGCCATCCAACTCTGTGGTGCAAAAAATCACCTGGCGCGACAACCCTTGGTTTCCCCAAACCCTACGGGAAGAGAAGGACACCCTGCAAGTTCGCGACCAAGAGGCTTACAACACGGTCTGGGAGGGTTTGTGTCGCAAGACCGTGGACGGCGCTGTGTTCGCCCACGAGATGACGATGGCCGATCTGGAGAACCGGATCACCCGCGTCCCCTACGATCCGATCAAACCCGTCCATGCGGTGTTCGACTTGGGCTGGTCTGACAACACCTCAATCTGGTTCGTCCAGTTCATTGGGTTTGAGATACGGCTGGTGCGCTACCTTGAGGACAGCCAAAAGACCATGACTTGGTACATGGCCGAGATGCAGAAGTTTGGGTATGTGTTTGATACCCTCTGGCTGCCCCATGACGCCGAGAACTCGACACTGGCCGCCTCTGGCCGGTCCATCGCTGACATTGTGCGGGCTGCGGGTTACAAGGTCCAAATCCTGCCCCGAGTGCCGGTGGCCGACTCAATCAACGCCGCCCGATCTATGTTCAACAAGTGTTATTTTGACCGCGAAAACACCCATCAGGGACTACAATGCCTGAGACACTACCGGTATGATGTGGACCCAGACACAAAACAGTTCTCCAAAACGCCTCTGCACGACATCTATTCGCATGGCGCAGACGCGTTTCGGTACATTGGCTTGGCAGTAAGTGAACCCCGTAAGCCGGTAGCAAAGCGGGGTGACTTACAGTCGGCTGGATCATGGATGGGGTGATTATGAGCAACGACCAGCGCATACAAGATGCACAGAAATTTCTGCGGTTCGCCAATGATGCGGACTCGTACAACCGACAAGAGGCGCTGGACGACCTGAAGTTTTCGTCAGGCGACCAATGGCCGGTTGAGGTGCAGAACTCCCGCAACCTTGAGGCGCGGCCATGCCTGACCATCAACAAGCTGGACGGGTTTATCCGTCAGGTCTGCAACCAGCAGCGACAGGCCCGACCACGCATGAAGGCCCACAGCATGAACTCGGCGGCCAACGCCAAGGTTGCTGACATCCTGACCGGCATCTTTAAGCACATCGAAGTCAACTCTGACGCCGATGCCGCCTATGACACCGCCTTTGAGTTTGCTGTGCGCATGGGCTGGGGCTACTGGCGTGTGGTCACCGACTACGTGCGGGACGACTCATTCGACCAAGAAATCTACATCAAGCCCATCTCCAACCCGTTCACGGTCTACTTTGACCCGAACTCGCAGATGCCTGATGGTTCGGACGCTGAGACCTGCCTGATCACCGAGGTGATGAGCAAAAAGGACTTCCGCGCCCAATACCCCAACGCTGACGATGGCGGCAACTTCAACAACCGCGGCACCGGTGACGCTGATGCCGACTGGATCATGAAGGAAGACATCCGCATCGCTGAGTGGTGGTTCACCGAGCGCGTGAAGACCAAGCTGTTGCTGTTGTCTGACGGCACACAGGTGTTCAAGGACGAAGCCCCCAGCGCCGAACTGATGGCCGCTGCTGGCGTCTTTGTCGTCTCTGAGCGCGACACTGTGCGCAAGCTGATCAAATGGTGCAAGCTGACCGGTCTGGAAGTGCTGGAAGAGTCCACATGGATGGGCAAGCACATCCCCATTGTGCCGGT